CAATGTTTGCCGATACTGTTGGGGAGCAGTTTCTTAAGAAAAGCGTTCCGTTGGAGTTGCCCGCTATTGAGGTAAATGTTGGTGCAATAATTGTTCCGGTGTTATTTGCAATTGTTGTGTTTGTCCTACCAGCCAACAAATTCCCACTTGAGTCAATCCTCATCGACTCCACGCCACCTTCAGAAAAGGCAATAGTGTCAGCCGCAGGGAAGAAGATGCCTGTGTTAGCGTCCGTTCCCCTGATAGCAGGGGTTGCGGCAGAACCGTCTACATCGGATAAACCGTCCGTCCCGGAGAGAATTAGCGTCATGGTTATTTTCCTTTTAGCAAGCCATCAGCACACAAGGCACACAGAATGAACCGTCTGCGTATGTGCAAGTGACATGGGTTGATGTGACTTTGGCAACGGTCTTAGAACGAACAATGTCATCACCTTGAGGCTTGGCAGTTCCATCACCAGCAGACATGAGCAAGTCACCACGCTGAACTGTTGTACCTTGGGCAATGCGGATAATCATGTCGCCTGTCATCGCCATGTTGATTTCATCAACATTATGAACATCATCGTGCGTCCAATTGACGAACACGCCAGCAACATTGACATCGCCTTCAACATCAGAGACTTTGACCTTGTTCAACTGTTCGTTGTCAATAGGTTGTCCATCTTTTGTGTAGACATTCATATCATCAAGGTTGGACAGAACAGTGCCTTTAACTAGCGAATCGTCTTTGGCTGTGGTGGTTTGTGCATACCGAGACAAGTGACCGCCGTTGTATGACACGGTTGTGCCTGAGACAGAAATGCTGCCTTCAATAGTGCCTGCCTGTGCAAATTCAATTAAGATTCCATCGGTATCTAATCTATTAAAAGCAGCAATAATACCTGATGCAACAAAGTGAGAATCTGCTGTTGGACTTAAATCAACCCCTGCCGTAGCAAAAGATCTGGAATTCTTTCCCACCAGCAAGTTACCGCCGGAGGTGATACGGGCTCGTTCTGAACCATTAATAAATCTCATTACTCCTGTGGATTCATTGGCAATAACTAAATCAGTGCCATCATTCCAAAGATACCCTTTACGAACACCGCCGTTGCCAAACGAAATAATTGCGCCATCTGATACACCGTTAAGCGTCAGGTCAACACGATTAGCACCAGAACCAAGAGAAGTTGTATTTCCTAAAGCTAAATTTCCAGCCGCCGTCAGAGTCATTGCTTGGGTGAAAGTGATTGCATTCCCTGCTGTGCCAGAGGGGGCGGAGAACCAAGCGTGAGTATTTCCAGTTAATTGATAAAATCCAGCAGTACCAGTATATTTATATATATTGTTTGTGCCATTAAAATACGCATTAGCGAAAAGGTCTACGCCATTTGTATCAGTGCGAAAGGCAATAGCACTTTGATTATTGCCATCTCCCCCCTCAATTACTTTGTAGAAACTTGCACTCCAAGCACTAGGCGTAACACCAAGACCCACATTTTGCGAAGCATCCACAGTAAGAGCAGTAGTCCCGCCAGTTTGAAGTTGGAGGACTCCCGATGTGTCAGAGGTGGCAATAAAACCCGTTGACGTATTTGCGTTGAGCGTGACGGCCATTGTTACTCTCCTGCCGCTTGTTGAAGCGGGGTTAAATCTTCTGTTGTCCAGAAATCCTTTGCCAGCATGATGTTCAAATGCTCTTTGTTGCGGGACAAGCAATCTGCCCAGTCTTCGTCTGTCATCTTCTCAGGCTGTCCTGCGTTGATGAGGTTGACTGAATCCATACAGGCACTGTAGTGCTGTGCGATTTGTTCTGCTGTGATGTCGTTCATGATTAGGCTACCTTCACAATAATTTTTGCTCGACCATCTGACTCAATGGCAATGACTTTACCAACAGCCATTTGGTATTGTTCAAAGGTTGGATTGCTTACCGCCTCGCCTTTGATTGCACCGTTGTCGTTGACTGGAATGATGAACTGACCAGAAGTTGCGCCAAGTACGTTGACTGGAACTTGCCCGCAGAAAGCAATACGGTCTACTGTTGCACGGGCGGCTTCCATACGAGCAAACCATGCCGCATATTCTTGTGTGTCAGAAGTAAGCTCATTGTTGTTTTCATCTTTTGGACGAGGCTCGGTGAACCAAGAATCTCCACCAACAAGACCGGGGTCAGTTGATTTCACACAAAACGAGATTGCATCAGCAAACACATTTGTCAGCTTGCCTTCTGCGTTAATACCGCACACATCACCCTTGGCAATTGTGAAGCTACCAGACTTGACCATGTATTCAGCATAGTCAGCACCATTCTGATTTACTGTACCCGCCGCATTTATTGAACGGCTATTGGAAGTAATTTTTGCAACCCGAATTACGCCACTAATTCCCGGCGTTGAATAATTTCCAGCTTCGCACAGAATGTCATTGCCAGAAGCATTAGACACTTGAAATGTACCGTTTGTACTGTCGGCAGTAGTATGGGAAAGAACCCTAAAAAGACCAACACTTGCAGAAGTGTACTGGTAGTAAGCCCTTGGATTTCCATCCCCATCAGACAGCACGATGTAGTTGCTTAATGTGCGAATGTCTAAAGGGCCTTGGTTGCCTGAGAAGCCGCCAATGATGGTGTTTTTAGTTCCTGTTGTAACTGAACTACCGGAAGATGGGCCTATAAATGTGTTGTAGAACCCATCCGTTAAACCTGAACCAGCCGCATAACCAATGGCGGTATTGACCGCATTTCCACTAGTTCTTGCGGCAGCATATCCAGCTTGGTATCCGATAAACGTGTTGTAGTTATTTCCAGCACCAACTGTATATCCAGCCTGATACCCCATAATCGTGTTACCAAGGCCTGTGGTGTTGGCGTAAAGGGCGTACGAGCCATATGCTGTGTTATACGAACCTGTTGTATTAAATCGTAGCGTTTCTTCACCAAAAGCGGAGTTGTTACGACCAGTTGTGTTATTTAACAATGCCCAATAACCAAAACCGTTGTTTTCTGTGCCCGAGGTGTTAGCCGCCAAAACACTGCCGCCAAAAGCGTTGTTGTAGTTTCCCGTATTGCTTCCAACCATAGCGTTAAACCCAACAACAGTGTTATATGAAGCTGTAGTGTTGGCGTTAAGGGCCGAAGAACCAATCGCCGTATTACCTGTGCCGCTTGTATTTCTTGCGCCACTGTCATAGCCAAAGAAAGAGTTGGAACTTCCAGTTGAAGTGTCGTCACCTGCATAAGCACCAACCGCAGTGTTCCATGTACCAGTAGTATTGTTGCTTAATGATGCATAACCAATACCAGTGTTTCTTACTCCAACAGTGTTAGCTACAAGTGCAGAGTCCCCAAGTGCTGTGTTTTGATTGCCACTTGTATTAGCCGCCAAAGCACTAGCACCAACCGCAGTATTGGTAGTAACAGCACCTGCGGTAGCGTGACGCTTCCGCTTGTCGATCCGAGTAATACAACGCTTATGTCTTTTCCTTTAAGAAATTACCCAGCGGGAGCCGCCAGCAACCGTAACTACAACACCCGAAGCTAATGTGATGGGGCCTGCTGATGCGCCTGAAAAGCCAGCCGCAATTGTGTAACTCGCCGTCACAGTCAAGCTGTTCACCACAATGCCGTTACTAGCAACAGGTGCTGACATTTGGAATTCACCAGTGCTTGGCTTGTACAACAGCTTGGCGTTGGAGGTGAACAGAGTTGAGGCGTTGCCTGTTGTGACACTTGAGAAGGTTGGGTATACATTGGTTGCTGTACTTGTGTCGTTGGAAATAACCGCGCCGCCCAAGAGCGTCCAGTTTGTGCCGTCATAGCCCTCGTACTGGGTCAGGGTACTGTTCCAACGAATCTTGCCCACCGCGCCCGTGGGACGCTCACCTTTTGTACCGGCTGAAATCTGTACTGCGCCAGTTGAGTTGAAGGAGGAATCGGCAGACGCAGTCAAAGACCCAATCGACAAATTGGTAGACCACTGTGGGGCTGAACCACTGGAAGTTAAAACTTGGTTGCTTGTACCAATACCAAGCTTGCTCAAAGCTGTGCCGGTAGCAAAATACGGAAGGTCGCCAGCGGTGTAGCTGGTCAAGCCCGTGCCGCCATACGCTATCTTTAAGTTTGCACTGTTCTCGGCAACAATGTCTGTACCGTTGACGTAGACGTTTCTTTCAGCAGGCTGGGTGACAAACACATCTTTTGTGCCAGTGGTGAAACTGACCAACGAACCCGCATTGCTGGAAGACAGCACCGTGTCACGGGATAATGTATTGCCGGAAGATGTGTACGTACCAATCCCGACTTCCCACTCGCCTGTAACGACGTTGGCTATGGTGTAGTAGGTGTTATTGGCGTTACCAATGCCAGCGAGAAATGTTTGAAAGCCCGTGTACGCACCGCCAAGCGTTACAGAGCCTGTGCCTGTAGTTGTGGTGGTCTCTCGGACTCTGTCTGCGAGGACGAGTGCCATAGATCATGCTCCTGTCAGTTGAGACTCTTCAAACCAACGCTGTTGAGTATTGCCATCAACATCCGACCACTCGATCAGATATGACACCACGCCCTCATCACTCATGCGCAGAGCAAGCACTGGGCCTTGGGGAACTACTGCGACAGCTTTGACAACGTCGCCTTTTTTGAATGTTGTTGCCATGATTAACCCGCCAAGCTGAGTGTGTAAGTTACGGACAATGTATCGCCAGAAACAACTGAGCGATCACCGGGGGCGCTGAAGTCTGCGGCTGAATACAAAACACCAGTCGAGCCACCCTTGGTATTGTTGCTGGTCAAGAACGCTCCGCCCACAACGGTTGTTGCGTTGATGCTGAACGTGGCCGGTGAGGCTGAGTTGGTAGCCACAGATGGGTTGGCAGTGGTTGGTGTACCGAATGTGCAAACAGGGCGAGTTGCTTGGCTGTAGTCTGTAACTTCTGTCCAGCTACCATGTGAAGCCATAGTGTTGCCAGCCGCAGGGCTGTTTGTTGCACCGGAGCCGTACAAGCCCAAATACCAAGCAGCAGAATACGACACGCCAGTAAAGTACTTGGCGTTCATGTCTTGCAAGCCTTCGTTGACCACCAGATTGGGTGCATCAGCTTCCCACTTCAGGTTGCCTTGTGCGTCGTGGCACTGGATTTTGTAAACGCCTTTTGCGCTTGCGCTATCAGCGGCAGAGCCGCCAGCGATCAAGCTGCTTGTAGCTACGTCTTGTGATTTAACTTTATCGTTGAACATGGTCGCTCCTTATGCGATACGGATGATTGCAGATGTATTGGTAGAAGCTGGAAACTCCACCGTGAAAGTTGCCGTTGAGGTTTTGTTTGATCCAAAGTCAAGAACACAGACAGCGCCGTTGTCTCCAGCTTTGTAGATCAATGCCCCCCGTGCCGTGAGTGCGGATGACCAAGACACGTTGTTGAACGAGATATAGGCAGTGTTACCTGAGTTGCCTATTGTCGGCGTTTGAGAAACGACAAGTGTTTGAGCTGAATACCCAGAAGCCACAACTTCGCCCGTAGACGTATAAGCCGTGGTAGTCGCGTCAAGCTCGGCTGCATTGGTGTACAACGCAATGTAAAACGTGTCTGCGGAGAAGTCGAAGTCTCCGTTCATCAACCCCGTCTTGAAAACATTGCATGTGAAATTTCCTGTGAATGCCATCAGGTCACCGCCTGTCTATATTGCCCAGACCGGTAAGCATCCTGCCGCTCCAATCCATCGCCCAGACGTTTCGCAAGTGCGAGAGCTTCTTTGTACTTGCCATCATACAAAGCAATCATGTCCTGTTCACCCTTCATGAAAGTCACGGCCTCAACCAACGAGCCGTACAACAACACGGAATCAAAGTTATCTCCCAGCCATGTGTGGCCATCAGGAGCAACAGTAATTGACTCTGGGTAAAAGAAGTAATGCAGCTCGACGTTGTAAACAGCATCCGGAGTAGGCCCAAGGATAAAAGACAGCTCATCGCTGTTTGTGTACGACGGGCCAAACAATGCGTAGTACTTAGGCGTTGCTGTGTCCGTGGGTTGTGGATACGCCTGACGGATGAAGTTCACATCTTTGTTCAGCAAGTACTCGTAGTTACCAGACGCATCAATGACCGCCATTGAATAAGCGGCCAAGAAGTCAGCAGGACACGCCAAGTACTTATTGCTTGTAGTTGTAAACCCCGTCACATTCCTGCGCAAGGATGGGAACTGAACCGTGTTGAAAATGCGCTGCTCAGCCTGCGTAATGAAGGTGTTCAACTGCGTCGTTGAAGACACAGTTGCTCCAGTAGCAAGATACGTTGCCGGGAACGTATTTTCTGAATACGACTGAATAGCCGCGATCAACTCGGCATAGGTCATCCCATTGGCCCTCTCGACATAACGCCTTTGGTTGCCGCGCCTGTACCGCGCATTTTGATGCCGCTGGTTTTGGCTTCGGGGTAGTTACCTTTGCTGATACCACCAACAGACATATTCATCTCGTTCATAACTTGTGCGCCAGTCTTGGTAGGCACTTTGTTAGAAACTGAACCGCTGCTCATGGTGTGAGGTGGGGCATAAACCTTGGCATCGCCAACTTCTTTGCCGCCTTGTTTCATGCTGAATTTAGCCATTATCGACCCCTTTGGTTCGCAGCCCGTGCCATGTTACGGCCCATAGCCTTCATAGCTTTGCCAGTCACGCCGCCCTTTTTCAATTTGGTGGGAGGCTTGCCGGGGTGCATAGCTTTCTCGTGCTTATGCACTGCGCCTGCAACCATCTTTTTGTCTTGTGCT